ACCGGAATGCCGACCGTCGCCGACGACCCGGACCCGTGGGCACGTGAACTCGCCCAACGCGAATACGCGATGGAAGGGCTCCGCCGAATCAACAGCCAGCACACACTGCAGGACGACGACATCGTGCTCCACGGCGACGTCGACGAAATCTGTCGTGCACTCCACGTCCGCAACGTCCGCCCACGAACCGGGTTCGTCACGTTCGAACAGCGGCTCCACTGCTTCGCTGTCGACTGGCTCCACCCCGACCCGTGGGGCGGCACCGTCGCCGCGACGCTGCGCCAGCTGGGCAGCCTCGGCCAATGGCCGTTCCAGAAACTACGGAACACCCGCAACGCCAACCCGGCGCTCGCCGATGCCGGCTGGCACCTGTCCTGGCTGGGCGGCAAGGAAGCGGCGCTCGCCAAGCTCGGATCGTTCTGCCATCCGGAGATCGCTGACCGCACCCTCGTCGGACTGTCTACCGACCTGTACCTGCGGGAAGGGTTCCATGTCGACGGCCGGCGGATGAAACCGGTCGACGTCGACGAATCGTGGCCGAAGATGATCGCCGAGCGTCGCTGCCCGGAAGTGTGGTTCCGCCCGCGATGAGTTTCTTCACTGAAAACTGGTTCCACAACGAATCCTGCGACCGGCTCGCCCAGCTCGCCCGACAGGTCGACCACATCCCCGGTGTGATCCTTGAGATCGGATCATGGGAAGGCAAGTCGACCTGTGTCCTGGCGAACGCTATTCGGCCCCGGATCGTGCACGCCGTCGACACCTGGCAGGGTTCGCCCAACGAGATCTCGGCCGAACTTGCTGCCGAACGAGACGTGCACGCCACGTTCGCCAACAACGTCAAGGTGCTCACCGGAGGCAACGTCGTCGAGCACCGCATGGGCTGGCGCGAGTACATGGCCGGCCACGGCGGCCCGATCGCCCTCGTGTTCATCGACGCCGAACACACCTACCGTGAGGTGTACGACACCATCACAGCGGTGCTGCCGTTCATGTCACCCGGTGGCGTGATCTGTGGCGACGACGCCCACCACCCGCCGGTCGCACGGGCCGTCATGGAACTCCTCCCGAAGGACGAGTTGCTGCAGGGCGGGAACGTGTGGTCGTGGACGACACCGACGTTGGCAGCCCACTACGACCGGCTCGCACGCACACCGTCGGACATCTACCTCCACCTGCCACGGTTCGTCGGCATGGTGAAGGCCGGCCAGTGCACCAAGGTCCTCGAGCTGGGCACCCGCACCGGTGTCTCCACCGTCGCCTGGTTGCACGCCCTCGCCGAGACCGGCGGCCACCTGTGGTCCGTCGACCTCGACACCCGACCGGCGATCGGCGAACACCGGCACTGGACCTACATCCAGGGCGACGACACCAACGAAGCCGTCATCGCCCAACTGCCCGGCCCGTTCGACATCTGCTTCATCGACACGTCGCACCACTACCAGCACACGCTCTGGGAACTGCAGCGCTACATCGGACTCGTCCGTTCCGGCGGGCTCATCGTGCTGCACGACACCGAACTGCCGGTCCCCGAGGGGGCGCCGGCCGGTGACCCGACGTATCCGGTCAAGCGGGCGATCGAGCAGTTCGTCGCTGCCCGCAATCTCAAGTGGTTCAACATCCCCGACTGTTGGGGTCTAGGCATCATCGAGGTCCCATGACGTTGACGAACTCGTATGCAACGATGGCGATGCTCAAGGCCGAGCTCAACATCGGCCAGTCCGACGCCTCGTATGACACGAAGTTGGAGATGGCGCTCAACGCTGCGTCACGCCAGATCGACCGGCATTGCGGCCGCCGGTTCTGGCAGGACCCTGCCGTCGTCCAGCGTGAGTACTACGCCGACAACGCATACGACTGTTATGTCGACGACATCTCCACGACGTCCGGGCTGGTCGTCAAGGTCGACGACGGCGACGACGGCACGTATGCGACGACGCTGACGATCAACACCAACTTCATCCTGCTGCCACGCAACGCCGACCACGAAGTGCCCGACATGCCATTCACGCAGATCAGGCTCGTTGATGCCGGCATCACGGCGTTCCCGATCTGGTCGTCGGGCCGGCCGGGTGTCCGGGTCACTGCCAAGTTTGGCTTCCCTGCCGTCCCTGACGACGTGGAGAAGGCCTGCCTCATCCAGGCGACGCAACTGTTCAAGGCATCCGACGCCGTGTTCGGTGGCCTCAACTTCGACGGCTCCATCCTTCGGGTCCGTGAAACCTTGAACCCGATGGCCGCCGCGCTGGTCGAGTACTACGTCAAGCCGAGGGTGGCATGACCACCATCGCCGAGGTACGCGCCGACCTCGTCAACGTCCTTGAGACGATCCCCGGCTGGTCGACATCGAACGGCTACGTCGGCGACCAGCTCAACACGTACAGCTTCAAGGTCGGCCGGCCCTCGTTCGATCCCCGCATGGTCTTCTCACAAGCCAAGGCGGTGCACCAGTTCACCGTCAGCGCCTACGCACCTCGAGCGACACCCGAGATCTCCGAGGCGGCGCTCGATGCGTTGTGCGAACTCTCGGGCACCGGGTCGTTGATCGCCGCAGTCCAGAACGGGGCGAACTGGTCGGTCAGCGTCGACTACGCGGTCGTCACCAACTGCGGCGAAGTACAGGTCATCCAGTGGATTGACGGCGTCGACTACCTCGCCGTCCAGTTTCAGATCGAGGTCTGCTTCTAATGGCATTCGTAGCGTCCTACAACTCGCGACTGTTCGTCGGTCCCGCCGCCTGGGCCAACTACACCCGAGGCTTCACCTACAACGACGACACCGCCATGCTCGACGTGACCACCCTCGCCGACACGTCCAAGCAGTACACGCCCGGACAGCGCACCGGCACCGTGTCGCTTGACCTGCTGCTCGACACCGTCGCTGCCGCAGGCGGCGAGTTCGCCACGCTGAACACGTGGAAGGGCACGCCACAGGTGCTGACCTTGGCGCCGTCCGGTACGGCACGTTCGGCCGAGACGTGGCTGCTGCAGGCCAACCAGTCGAACGCCACCGTCACCAGCCCGGTCGCTGATGTCGTGACCGCAGCCGTGTCGATCCAGTGCGATGGCGGTGTCGACGCCGGCGTCGTGCTTGACCCGTCGACTGCGATCACCACCACCACCTCGTCGACCTCGGTCGACAACGGGGCGTCCTCGAGCAACGGCGGCGTCGCACACCTCCACGTCACCGCCTACAGCGGCCTCACGTCGGACACCATCACCGTCGAACACTCGACGAACAACTCGACCTGGACGACGCTCGGCACGTTCACCGCCGTCACCGGCACCACCAGCGAACGCCTCGTCATCGCTGCCGGCACCACCGTCAACCGCTACCTCCGTGTCACCGACACCGTCGTCGGCGTCGGTAGCGCCACCCGTCTCGTCAGCTTCGCCCGTCGCTGACCGAATCTCCCACCCACCACCCCTAGGAGACAGCCATGGCCTTCAAAGCCGGTACCACCAGCGCGTTCTACCTCGCCAACGCGGCAGGCGCACTCCAGAACCTGTCGTCGTACGCCGACAACCTGTCGTTCCCGCAGTCGACCGACCAGCTCGACGTGTCGACGTTCGGTTCTGCCAGCAAGGGATTCATCCCCGGCCTGCAGGACGGCGACACCTACTCGATGTCCGGCCCCTACGACGTCGTCATCCACACCCAGCTGACCACCGCCAAGTCGGCCGGTTCGCTGCTCGGCTTCATCTTCGGCCCCGGTGGGTCGGTCGCCTCGCAGGCCCGCACCGCCGGCTCGGTGTACGTCGCCCAGTACTCGGTGTCGACCAGCGTCGGCGGCCGTGTGGAGTACTCGGCGTCGCTGCAGGTGACCGGCGCTGTCTCTAACGGCACGTTCTGACCGGCATGGCCGATCTCGCCGGCCTCGAACGCAAGATCGTGCTCCTGCAGCGCGAGTTCAGCGGCGAGGAAGGTCGACGCCGCCTCGGCGTCATTGGTCGCGAAACCAAGAAGGACGTCACCGAGGCAGTTCAGGGCGACCTCGGCGACGAGTCGATGTCGGGCTGGCGTCGCAAGAAGCCGGTGCAGATTCGTGGCCGCTACGACATCGTCTCCGACCATGAGCTGCGGATCTACCCAAACGCTCCTGGTCCGATGGTCGTACTTGAGATCGGCCGCAACCACGGCAAGTCCCGGCCGACGCCACAGTTCAACAAACGTGGCAAGCAAACCAAGCGGTCCAAGTGGAACGGTCGCACGACCGGCAAACGCACATGGTCCGACGCCGAGAAACTGATGGACAAACGAGTGCCTGGCCGAATCGAAGAACAGGTCGTCAAGTCGATCGGCAAGATCGTTCGGAAAGGGTGAGTCATGGCGTCGTTCACTGAACGCATCTCAGTCATCATCGACGTCACGACCAACAAGGCAGTCTCCGGGCTCAAGGACTTCCGGCAGGCAGTCGGCGAGGCCGAAGGCTTCACCGGCAAACTGAAAGCCGGCGTCGGATCACTCAAAGAGACGTTTGCTGGCGCCGTATCAAGTCCTGTCGCGCTCGGCGCAGCAGTATCGGCCGGAGCGAAGTACGCGCTTGATGCGGCCCAGCAGTGGGCTGATCTTGGCGAGCAAGTTTCGAACTTCAGTACGGCTACTGGTTTGTCAACCGAGGCCGCCAGCAGGTGGATGGAAGTCGCCGGCGATCTTTCGATTGACACCGGAACGCTTGAATCGGTTCTCGGCAAGCTCAACAAACAGATCGACCCGAAGAAGTTTTCGACGCTCGGCATTGAGATCGCTCGGACATCGGACGGCGCTGTCGACGCCGCCGGCACGTTCGGGAACGTGCTGCAAAAACTGCGGGAAATGAAAGACCCCACCGAACGTGCTCGAGTTGCCTCACTGCTGCTGGGCAAGGGTTGGCAAAGCATTGCTCCGCTGATCACCGAAAGCGCTGACGACATCACGAAGCGCCTGCAAGGTGTTGCAAAAGTAAAGGTCTTCAACGAAGCCGAAATCAAAAAAGCCAAAGAGTTTCAAGCGGCTTGGCGAGACCTGAACGACAAAGTTCAGGAAGTCACGCTGTCTATCGGCCAGGAGTTTGTTCCTGTTGTCACTGACTCCATCGGTCCCGTCCTCAAGTTGGCTGACGCATTCAGTTGGGCATCAGACAAAGCTGGCGTAGCCGGATTCTCCTTGACCGACCTCGCCAAGGGCCCGTTCGCCGCCGTTGAAGTTGGTTACAACAAAATCAGCGATGCCATCAAGATGTGGTGGAACGCGACCGACACTCCACAAATCGAGTACACCGGCAAGGCGTTCACCGAAGTTGGAGATGCCGCCGGCATGGCCGCCCGCTACATCGGCCTCAACAA